AAAGAAAAGGAAGAGAGAAAGGAAAAAAAAAGTAAATTTAAAACATCTAATCCCGATTGTAAAGATGCACAAATGGGAGATTTAAAGGTTACAATATGTCCCGATTCACATGATAATGAAAATAATATTAAAACGGTTAAACAAGACATAAAACTGGCAAAAAAAGCAATAGGTTCTATAATACATTGGGTAGTTAACTTAAATAAAAGATCAGCTGCGGCCATACATTCAGGGAACGATAAAAAAAATCTAGAAAAAATCTTTAAAACAGAATTATATGATCAATATGATCAATATATTAGTAATAATGAATAATAATAATTATGTGGAAAGTAGTTGTAATATATATAGGAATGAATTCACTCTTAACCAAACATTTATTAAAATAAACTTATCAATACATCTAATGGTAGTGATCCATATTCTAATACCTTTTTGTGAAAATCTTTAGAACGACCTTTAAAATTTTGTTTTAAATCTAATATGACACGTTCACCTATTTTATATGATAATGCTTGTGTAGGAATAGAAATATATCTTAATAATTGATTATGTATTTGAGTATCTGATTCAAAACAGTATTTCCTATAATATTTAAATGTTCTATGATATGACCAACCATAATAATGTATCCCAGTATCAACAACTAATCTTAAAGCTCGTATCATCTCTAACATTAATTTTCCATAATAACTTTCATAGGTTTTGTATTTACCTAAATTTTCGCAATATAAAGCCCATCCTTCTTGATAAGCATCATTTGTAGCGATTTTTATAAATAATGGTATGTTTGGATTTTCATTTACGTATGTTAATTGATAGTGATGTCCTGGATTAGCTTCGTGTAATGTCAATGATTCGACTTCCATATGATTATTTTCTTTTATATTTCGTAAATTTATGTAAAATTTACCTTTTCGTTTCATCTCTAAATCTCCAGGCATATAATAGGCTTCTGCTGAAAATTTTTCATTATATTGTGGAACTGGTATAATTTCACATTTACTTTTAACGCTATCATAAAATTGTGTTTTCATTATAGTGCGGTTAATAGATGATAACTGTTTTTTGTAGGTTTCGAGCAACTCATGTTTTGATCTGAAATTCATATCACGACGTTTATTCAAATGTTTATTAAACTTTATTAAGGTGCCATTAAAATTAAGTTTGTTTTTTATGGTGTGCATCATTTCGTAAATACGTTTAACTTCTTGAACCCCATAATTATGTATTTTTTCAACTGTAATATCAGATAATGTAGTAGATGATTTTACTAAAAATTTATATTCTTTTAGACCATTTGGTAATCCACACATCCCAATAGTTGTTCTACAGGTGTTTAAATATTCCTTTTTCAAAAATACAATGAGACGTGTTAATGATGGGCTAAAAATAGATTCGCATTGTTCATTAAAATCAAAATCTAATTTAATTTTTATAGAATTATTAAAGTATGTTTTAGTTGATAACAATGCTTCTAATTGTTCGATTAATTTAATACAAATTATTTTTGGCATCGTGTAGCGTTTTTTTATTCCGTGTTTCATATTATCAATTACTGACTGTACGATACCATCAAAACTTTTTATTTTTTCTATAAAATTAACATAATCTTGCTTAACCTTAAATATATAAACACCTTCACCATTAGCCATTTCTAATATAGATGCTAACAAATTATCTTGATGATTTATTGGGGTTAAGTCATAGTTATATTTATATGATTCTAACGCCTCGTCACACATGTACAATAGTGTTTTATCATATACATTTTTTCTTTTTTTTTTAGATATTAAGTCTAAATATTTTTTGTATAGTTCTTTTTGCTTTTTAATATGGGAATTATCAAATGGATTTTCTAATTTAGTTTGTAAATGTTTGTATTTATCTAAATTCAAAAAATCATTCAAAGAAGGGAACACCTCCATTAATTCATCAAAATAATTATCATATATATTCATTATAATAATGACATATAAAAATATTATTTTTAATATATTTAAATACAAATAGTGTATTAACTGTAATGAAAAAAGTAAATTATAGTTACGATAAAATTACACAATTAATAAAGGACAATGCCCACAAAATTAATAATTATAACCCAGATTATATTATAGCAATTGGAGGTGGTGGATTGATCCCCGCGCGTTTGATAAGAAATTATGTAAAAAAACCATTATATGTCGTAACATTATCACTTTATGATGATGATAAAATTAAAGATAATGTAGAAATTATACAATGGATAGATATTGATTTATCTGAAAAAAAAATAATGATCGTCGATGAAGTTGATGATACTCGTAAAACATTAGATTTTTGTATTAAACGATTTAAATTAATAAATAATGCTAAATATATTGGGGTATTTGTGTTACAAAATAAAATTAAAGAAAAACTTGGGCAATTGGATGACGATATTAAGTATATCAGTTGTGAAAATGTTCAAGATGACTGGATTGTTTATCCATGGGATTTGTAAATATCAAATTTATTATATATTATATTATATATAATGAGAAAAATAATGAAAAAATCTAAAGGTGTCGGAATCCGAAAAACAATGAAAAAAGGTGGTGGAATCCGAAAAACAAAATCTAAAGGTGGTGGAATCCGAAAAACAAAATCTAAAGGTGTCGGAATCCGAAAAACAAAATCTAAAGGTGTCGGAATCCGAAAAACAAAATCTAAAGGTGTCGGAATCCGAAAAACAAAATCTAAAACCTTATACTTAATTAATGGAGGAGGTGACGGCGATGACGATGGCGACACCTCAGAGGGAGAGGAGTCTGACGTCGACGAAGGCGACATCCCGGACTTGGACGATTCTGTTCTCGAACAACTCGCTGCCGCGCGCGAAGCCCGTGCAATAGACGAAGAGAAGCGGAAAGCGCAGCTCGCCGCCGAGTTTTCTACAAAGACGGCGGCGGAGGAGGAGGAGTTGAAAAAAAAACTGGCCATCATCGACGCCCGGCAAAAGATTGAAAATGATGCAAAAGAAAAGGAACGCTCCTCCCAGGTCAAGGAATCTACGAAGTCGATGGAGGAGTTGGAGTTTCCGACGTTTACATGGCCGACCGGCACCACCGCGCGGTAGATGAAGGAGGTTGAAATACTTGATGAAGTATGATGATGAGGTGTTGGCTGCGTTGCAACCATTTTCTTTTAGCCCTAAAAAACCATAGTATATTGTAATACAATCCATAATAGTAATACAGTAGAAATAACTATATATTTATTATAATGTTGTTTTAATAATAAAATAGTTATAAATACACACACTATTGATATTAAGTATACGTAAATAACATTTTTATAATGAGATACAAGATTACTATTTTTTTGTATAACATAGCCGCAAATTATACTCAATGGTAATAAAGATATAATAGCTGATAGTGCTGTATTTTCTATTATATTAGCAGTATAATAAATTCCAGATAATAAAATTCCACCAAGTATAAAAATAATAATTAAATTCATATAATTAAGTATCAAAATAATTATAAATAAATAAAATATATTATAGTAGTATGCTTGAAAGAAGTTGGTTGGGTATTTAATTATATTTTTGCGTTTGGTATTAGTGATTTGTTTATAAAACACTTTATTAAAAATGATTATATTAATTTAGTATATTTTGTATGTATTGGATTTGTTGGTATTTTCATATTATGTTGCGACAGCTCTGGGTATTTTACTTTCAAGAAAAGAAACAATTTAACGATAACAAATCCTAATACAATACCAATAAATAAAAATAATACATTATATTTATAATAACAATGTTCTAAACATGGTCCTTGATAATTCATATAATATAATTATATATTAATCTTGTTTTATACTTTTCTTTTTTAACCAACTCATTAAAATGAGGTCGTCTTTTATTATGAAAAATAACAGTATGCCATATATAAAGTAGTGAATATTAAATATTTGGTTGTATATTCTGGACGTATACATAACTAAATGTATTGACCAATTTATACAACAACATACTAAATATATATAGTATGCTGATATACGATTGTACTCTATTATTGTATTAATATGGATTTGTGACGATTCATTTTCTAAAAATCTGATTCCTAAATACATATTTACTAAAAATGTATAACTTGATAGTATAGTATAAATAAATAGCAATTTTCCTACATTTTGTATATCATTGAAATCAACATTTAATGTATATAATAATAGAAAACTAGTTATTTTATGATGAATTTCAGTTGTTTTTGGTAAGTCAGGTACTAACAGTAATGCTAATATATCATTTGCTACATACAAAGAAGCATAATAATTTATAACAGCCATGTCAAAGTGGTTATTTTTAACAAATGTAATAAAATCTATTGTGCTATATAATGATATATAAGCTAATAATATTGATTTTACTATATTTTTAACCATATAAATCTGTCGGCTGTATTGAAATAGTTGGAAATTACTATTGAATGTTAGTCCTATATAAACAAATAAATAATAACAAAGAACGCGACTCAATACACATAATACATCAAAATATACCCACATATAATAATACAATAATTATTTTATACTTAAATAAATAAATAATTAAATTATAATATTATTCTGTTTCTCGTTTTCTTACATAATTTGGATGTCTTGGCTTTCCATGTGGTTTTGTTTCACCCGAATAAGAGAATGTTATAGTAGTTCCAATTGGATGTGTTTTCAAATAGTTTGTTCGTATCGTATCATTCATTCCAGATACATCAAATTCAGCAATTTTTCCATTATCTTTATGCCATCTACATTTAAATGCTCCTAACATGTCTTTATATTTATTAGTACCTTTTTTATGTCCTATAATAGTACATTCAGAATCAAATAACGGTTTTACTTTTAATAAATATCGTGAGCGTTTAGATTCATATGGACTATTAGGTGCTCTAATCATGACTCCTTCTCCTTTCACTTTTTTACTTGTTAAATGTGAAACCATCTTATTCATTTGTTCCACAGACTTAACTAATGTATGTTTGACTGCTACAAGTGGACATCCTTTTTTTTTACAAGCGATTTCAACTAATTTATGTACATATTCAATTCTTTTTTCGAATGGACCTTTTATATTTGGAGCATCAAATATATTGTATTTAACATTTAATTTTCTCCATTCTTCATCATCTGGTGGTCGAGGATCTTTTCCTCTACCACTTCTAAATATACCACATTTTTCAAAACTGTCTCGACCTAAATATAATTCGCCATCTAAAGCAACCTTTTTTGGAAACCATTCACTAAACCAAGATGGTGTGACAAATATGTTTCCAGCTTTGGATCTAAAACATTCTCCATCCCAAATTGCTCTATATCCATCAAATTTTTCCGACATCCACCATCCAATAGGAGCTTGAACCGTTCCTTTTGGTGGGGTATTTATTTTTCCAGTTTTAGGATCTTGAAATGTATGTGCCAACATAACCCCATTTTGTTCTACATCCCATACTACATTTTTACCAGTTGCACAACTTACACTTGATTTAGATTTTACTTTAAATTTACGTTTACCTTTTAATGTTCGTATATTTTGTACCAATTCATTTGCCTCTTCAACCAATTTTGTAATTTGTTTTAATTCTTTTATACATTTTCCAGATACCATATCACACGTTTCACCGGTTTTACATTTTTTAACACAATTATGTCTTACTGGATGACGAGATTTACATATTTTACATTTAGGAACGCATTTATGAGTTACTGGATGTTTTTCTTTCCCAATTGGACATTCATATGTATTATTTGGATTAGATACCGATGTTGAGACTGGTTTCTTTGTTGAGACTGGTTTCTTTGTTGAGACTGGTTTCTTTGTTGAGACTGGTTTCTTTGTTGAGACTGGTTTCTTTGTTGATACTGGTTTCTTTGTTGATACTGGTTTCTTTGTTGATACTGGTTTCTTTGTTGATACTGGTTTCTTTGTTGAGGCTGGTTTCTTTGTTGATACTGGTTTCTTTGTTGATACTGGTTTCTTTGTTGATGATAATGTATCACATTCATTACCATTACACTTAACCCATTTTTGAGATTTTCCAGATAGTCTAACCTGCCAATATTTTCCATCTTGTCCTTTTTTAATAGTATTTACATTACATTCATTTGCTGGTATAGGAGGACTTGGACGCGTCATGTATTTTGGCTTTGAACTTGGTATACAGTCCATTATATAATAATATAATATATAATAATTATATTTAATGATTTAATGAAAATGAATTAATGAAAATTATGTTAATTATACATTATGCTACTATAATTATACCTTCTTTTGCTGCTGCATTTATTTCCAACCCTATATTATCTGTTAGTTCAGATTTCATTTTTTTTTTAGCTTCTTTAGTATTACTATTGTACATTTCAAGAATTTCTGGGTCTTTTATATCACGCTTATAGACGTTCTTTAAGTGTTGTATTCTACTAGTATATTCATTAATACTTGTCCCATAAAATTTTCTCGCTTCTGCTGATAATCGTAAATATGTGTCTCTTATTTGATACCAATCATCTGAATCCTTAGGGGTTTCCATATAACATTTTCCTATAGGCGAATTACTATCCCATTCTTCAAAACTAGAATAAATATTAAAATTTCCAGGACTTGTAATACATTTTATTTTTTTAACTATAATTTTTTTCTTTCCAGTTTTTTTAACCACTCTCTGTCCTTTTTTT